ATAGCCCCTGAGCCACCCAGTCGAGCAGCGACCCCGATAGCCCTGTGTAGATTGGCAGGTTGATATCGACAAACCAGCTCAAGTAATTCTGGGCAAGCGTATTGAAGGACGAGTTAAACGCCTGGATATTGTCATCATCCTCGTATTGCTTATAGACGAAGGCGGGTATGATCTGTGTCAGCGCCGTTGGACTAGTGGGCGGGAATGTGCTCATGTGCTAGCCCTGCACGACCGTGATCGAGGCGGCGGAGCAGGAGAAGTAGCTCTCCGGATCGCCGAAGATAGTTTCTGTCCCGACTCCCGGCGCAGTAGTAATGCCGTTGATCGCCACCGAGAAGATCAAGACGGTCAACAAGTTCTGCGGCACCTGACCGGCTACCGCAGCAATGAAAGTCGAGTTCAACTCCAGCACGTTGATGGGCGCGCCGACCGGAAGGGAGTTGATGTATGCGGCAAGTGCTGGTTGAGCAAGCGCCGCAATGCCTATAGGCGAGACGAAGTTGGAGGATGATGTCTGCCACGTCACCGTCATCGATACGGTCTGCGCTGGCGGCAGCACGATCGGAATTGTATAGGAGTCAGGATACTGACTGATCGTCACGCTGGTGTTACGGAAGTTGGGCGTGACGACGCCGCCGCTCACATATGCGCTAAAGGCGCTGGTATTGACATTGACCTCGAAGGTCGTCTCGGTCAAGACCGTGATCGTATAGGTGCCGTTGTAGGCAGATGGCGTTGCGCCGGCGATGGCGACAGCCTGACCGGTGGCGTAGCCATGGTTTAGTGTCGTCGTCACTGCGCCGTTGGCGGCAGCGGTAAAAGTGGAGACACCCAGCGTCGATCCGACCAAAGTTGACACGTCCGGGATCGCCTGAAAAATCGCCGCACCGATTGCATAAGGATCACCAGTGCCGCCAACAATGATCTCCCATTTGCCGGCTGCAGGTGTGCGGATAGAGATAAGCTGCGCCTGCACACCCGATATGGCTTGGAGTAGCGTCCGCAGATAGAATGGCATGCCGGTCGAGGCGACAAGACCTGCCCGGAGAACCTGCGCGCGGAATTGCCCCTCGGTCTGCGCCGCGCCGCCGGGCGTGCCTGCCAGCGGATTAGTGACGGTGAGCGCGTATGCGCTTGGCACCGAGGTAACAAGCTGCGTCACGGTGTTCGCGGGAACCGCCCAGGAGCCGGGCTGTGTCGCCACGAAATAGATTGGCGCGCTGCTGTTGCCGGTTTGCGTGATCCCGCCATCCGGCGTTACGTATTGGTTGGTGCCGTCCGACACTGTAAACCCCGGCGCGATGATAATACCTGGGGCCGAGCCCGTGAAGACACAATAGACCGCAGTGTTGTTGGCCGGTGCAATAGTAGAACCCTGTCCGAGGTATATCTGAGCGAGCTGAACCAGAAGCCACGCATTTGCGCCGTAGGGCGTCAGACTGCCGATGGTCTCAGTAACTGCCTGGTCACACAGCACGACCGCAGCAGTATCGGTGGACGACACATCGTCGATCAGGCCCGCCGGCAGGACCGTGTACCCAGGCGACAAGGCTGCGGCGCCAGCGATGATCTCAGCGTTGATCGTAGCCGGCGGCGTATTGGTGCGACCGGCTGCGGTCAGGATAATTGGGATGCTGTCACTCATACGGGGATCGGTCCTGTCAGCGCATATCCGCTCTTTGTTGTGACGTTGATAGCATAAGTCGGGGCAGGCTGGTTCGCAATTTGTGCTTGCTTGGCGAGCAGCAGCGCAGCGAAGAAGGGCGCGAACTGTTGCTGGGCGCGGTTGATGTAGTAATCGGGCTGGATTTGCTGGATAACCGACTGCTCCGCAGGGATGCCGTAGTTGGCGAAGAAGGGAGACTCGCCCAAGTTGAGCTTGAGCGTCTGGATAAGAGTTGTCAGGTAGACGCCATCGTTGAAGCCGTTAGCATCGGTCGAGACCTCAACCCAGGTCCCGCCCTTGCCGTTTGAGTCTTGGTTTATGCGGCCCCAGGTCCTCATGGGTTTGCCGGCCCGGATGTCGGAACTTCGACATCGCCATTACTATCGGCGCCCTGAGCGTGAACGTGCGTGCCGAAGACGATACCATCCATAATGATCCCCGCAGAGGATATGACCAGCTCGTGGCCCCCCGCGCTGAACGTGATCTTGCCGGGGGCCAACTTGAGGAACGTCGTCTGGCCCTGGTCCATCAGTGTAACGCCGCCAGGGCCATACAGGGTTAGAATGTTCCCATCTACAGCAAACCAGCCGTTATTGCCAATGGGCTGGAACACCAATGCGGTCAGGTTGCCCGGAGAGGTAAGCGTGGCGACGCCGCCTCCGATGCCGCTCATGCCGCCGAGGTAGGCATCAGCCGCTTGTGCGACGCCCTTACACCCAACTTGTATCGGATAACGAATATATTCCGACCCCGCCACTGGAATCGTCACATTTGGCAAAGAAACGGGGGGCCACCCCGGTGGTGAGGTGACTTGAAATGCCACTTGCACAATCGAGCCTTTGACCGAAACCACCTGACACGGCAACGATTTTCCGGTCTGTGCAATCTGATCCGCAGCCTTGGCCCGTGCGAAACGGTTAAGACTCAGGCCAGGTGGCGTCTTTTGTGCATTGTCAGCCATCGGTTAGCGCCGCTTGAAACTGGAAAGGCTCTGTTGCTGTAGGGGAAAATGGTGTGACGGTGCTCATGCCAGCCCGAGCGAGTTGCCGCCCCCAAGGTATGGCATCGGCGGCGGAGAGGGGGCTGTATTGGTTCCCGCCGTCGAGCGGCCAGATAGCTCGGGGAATATCTGAAGCGTTGTATTCCAGCTCGCTGCGTCGCCCTGTCGAAAGTTCGCGTGATGCTGGCCATTATTCACTCGGTAGTTTCCGCTGAATGAAGACGAATTATCTGGTGATTTGTACATCCGTTGAGCAAATGCCGCCGATCCACTGCTGATCGTCCACTGGTCTGGCGGAATCGAGATCACGTCCCCCATTTTGATATCAGCCCGCAAGACCAGCTTGAGCGAGATCGTCGCGTCATCTTGCCAGGTTGGCTGGCCGATCATATCCTGGAATGCAATTTGTTTTACACCGCCTGCTGGCGCAGAAACGGAGCCATCAAAAACACGAATGGTCGAACCATTAACCGCCATCGTCACACCAAGGTAAGAACCCCCTATAATTGACCTGGATAGTTTATTGATGTGATCGGCAAACTGTCCTAGCGACTGGTAAACTCCAGTAGCATCGAAGTTCTGCACCAGCTTTTCGCTAATCTCTATAACTTGTGCATAACCTGGCATCGCTATTGAAAGTGCGTTGCTAATCGCAGAGGAAAGCGGCTGCGATGCTTTCCACGAGAATGAGACGCCGACAGCCCTGGTCGGGGCGCCACTAAGAGCTGATGTCAGGTTAAGGGCGGGCGCAAGAGTAGACGTTGACGGGGATGAAGCCGGTCGCATTGGGGTCATAGCCGGGAAAAAGTTGATGTCGATGGTCTGGTCTGTATTTATCCAGTTACCGTATGCTTGGAAGATCGTGCCCTGCATGATCAACCCGGCCTGAGCTGGATTAGCGAGCGGCAGCCCTTTCGACATGCCGGCTGAGACCGAAATACTTAGACCGTTCAAGTCCGCAGCGTTACCGATATCCTGAAGTCCAAGCCCCCAGATGCGCAGCCACGACGAATTACTGCTCGGATCAGTTAAGTTACCGAATGGTATCTCGAACTCGACATTTAGCGCGCCTGGGTTAACGATGCCGGATATTGGATTCTGTGGCCCGGTCCGCAACAGCGACGTGAGCGGGACGCCCAGCGACTTGAACAAGAACGGAGTGCCGTCCGCCTTGGTAATGTCTATCCTGTAATATCTCATGGCGACGCCGTAAAGGTCTGCGTGTCCTCAGTGAATATCAGCGTCGATCCCGAGAAATAGCCTGCCACTAACGAGATGACGTAGCCGGGTGGCGAGGCAACCATTGGCGCATTGACGATTAAGTTTCCGCTCTGATCGGCAACCTGGATGTACCAACGCTGACCGAACGTGTTCCACAACACAACACAATTATAGGTTGCTGTCCCGAGAACGCCATCGGTTAGCGCCGCTTGAAACTGGAAAGGCTCTGTTGCTGTAGGGGAAAATGGTGTGACGGTGCTCATGCCGGCCCGAGCGAGTTGCCGCCCCCAAGGTATGGCATCGGCGGCGGAGAGGGGGCTGTATTGGTTCCCGCCGTCGAGCGGCCAGATGGAATCGAGCCGCCGGTCAAGCTGGAAGGCTGGCCAACAGAGGCGGGTGCGCCCGAATAGCTGGGCTGTCCGACGATCTGCGTACCATTGCTCAATTTCGACATCAGTGTATTCTGCGCTGCCTGCGCATCGTGCAGCGTGAGCAACGGCTTGCGGAAGTCAATCTGGTAGGCATTCTGCGCCTGCTTGCTCTCCGACGATGACACATCGACCATCCGAATACGCACCAAATCTGTGTAGATAAACTTGGGTGTAACGTAGCTGTAAGTGCCCCCGATCGAATCGTGCCGGTTCATTGCAGAGACGAGCGCGGTCATGATCGCGGTCGATGCGGCATACCCCCCTGCATCGCGCACCGGACATATCATCAGACAAGACACAACCAGCGGATTGGCAATGACCGCATTGCCCGCTACAGCCTGATTGGCGAAGGGATATTCGCCGATCACGTTCTCGCCGAGTGTGGCTCCGGGAAGCGGAATGAAGTTAGCGAAGTAGTCAGCCAGGTTGACCGGCCCCCCGCTCGACAGCAGCCCGGAAGGGAAACTGCTCGACTCGGTGATTTGCGTAATCACCATCGTGCCGCCGAAGATGTCCTTAGCAATCCCGCCACAGAACACAATC